CAGCTGGTGGTGCAAGAACTTCTGACTTGGATGCGATGGAAGTAAACTTCCTATCAGAAAGAGCTGTATGTACTTTAGGTGCAAACAACTTCTTCTTATTCCAAAACTAGAATTACCTTAAAGTTTATCTCCGTCTTCGGACGGAGGTACTCTTTATTTTTTATAAATCAAATTAAATTATATTATAATGAAAAAAAAGAATACACAATTAGTAGATAAAGCATATAGACTAACTAGAGAAGAAAGACCACTTTCTTATATGCTTGCATCACGACACTCAGCAAGATCACCACTTTTATATTTTGACGAAGAGCAAGGTCTCAATCGTCCTTTAAGATATGCAAGAAATCAAAAAACTCCTTTTGAAGATGAACAAGATGGAAATGCTATTTTAGAACCTGTTGTTTTTGAAGATGGAATGTTATTTGTTGCTAGAGAAAATCAAATACTACAAAAGTTTTTACACTATCACCCAGGGAATGGAAAGGTGTTTGAAGAAATAAATAAAGCTCATGATGCCGCTATAGAATTAGAGCATGTAGAGTTAGAAATTGATGCGCAAGTTTTAGCTAAAGATTTGTCAACTGAAAAATTAATTTCAGTATGTAGAATACTTATGGGCAATCAATCAAACAATATGACTATACCTGAGTTAAAAAGAGATATACTTATCTACGCTAAAAACTATCCAGAAGATTTTATTGATACAGTAAACGATCCCATGTTACAAATGCAAAATGAAGTACATCAATTTTTTGATGCAGGGTTTTTAAATTTAAGAAATAACAATAAAGATGTTTATTACAATTTACCCAGCAACAAAAAGAAAATGTTGACAGTACCTTTTAATGAAGATCCGTATACAATAACAACATCATATTTAAAAAGTGATGAAGGTATTGAAGCATACAAGTTCTTGAAGAAGCGCTTAAAAAAGTAAATAAATAAAGATTATCTTTGTGGTTTATTAACCCATTAACATTATTACCTATGGAAAAATTTATTAAACTATTTATATCAGGCAGCGGACAAGATGTTGGATATAAACTAATCCCCGTGAACGGAATCGTGGAGATTAAACAAGAAAGCACAACAAAAGTTAACATTTTTTACAATGAACTTTCTAGCGCACAGGCAGCTGGTTCTATTAATTATGGAGCTGACGCAAGTCAAACAGTACCTGCTGTAACTAATGTAGTGCAGTCTTTTGAAATTACTCATGATGCAATTGCAGCTAATACTTCTTCATGGAAAGATTTCTTAAATGAAGCGGTAGAAACATCACTTACGCTTTCATGGCAACAACCAGTTCACACACCATTAGGATATCCTAAGAGTGCTGCATCTGGTAACCCACCTTCTACAATCACTGGAATTGTATCAGGCGTTAAGGCAGCTGGATTACAGACCACATAAGTTTTTTACTTATTAAATTAAAGAGGGGTTACAAAAAAGTAACCTCTTTTTTTTTGACTATATTTGTAAAAACAATTTGAGATGATTAACTCAGTTAGAAATACAGTTTTAGCTATAGCAAATAAAAATAATTATGGATACATAGCTCCACAAGATTTTAATCTATATGCGCAACAAGCGCAAATGGATATGTTTGAAGATTATTTTTATCAGTATAATAGCTGGATAGTAAAACAAAACCAAAGAGTTTCAGGAACAGGATATGCTGATATAGTAAAAAGTTTAGTAGAAGTTATAGATAGTTTTTCTGTAACTAAAGGCTTGTTAAAACAAGGGAACAATATGTATTACTTGCCTGAAGATTACTATTATATTAATAAAGTAAACTTCTACCCTAATTTTATTGTATCAGGAACTAACAATATGAACACTGTAGTTAATCAAGTAGGGGATTCAAACTCTACTTTTATAACAAGCGGAGTTTTACCAGGACAAATAATAGTTAACACTACAGCGGGAAGTACCTACAAGGGTTTTAGTGCTTATGTGGTTAGTGTAGATAGTCAAACACAATTAACCTTAAGCACAAATATTTTACCAGTTGCAACCCCAGCTGCTGCAAGTGGAAATACTTTTTCTATATTCACTACTAATGGTATCGTAGAGGCTGAAAGAGTAAATCAAAACAAAATATTTTATTTAAACAATTCACCTTTAACAGCACCATCTACTGGGTATCCAGCGTATGTGTTAGGAGGTGCAACTAGTGGTATTACGGGAGTTTCTACAACAGGCAAATTAGGCAATAGTATATCTATGTATCCTACTACTTTAACGACAGAAGGCTCGATAATAACTGAATATGTAAGATATCCATTACCTCCAAACTGGACGTATGCTACAGTGTTAGCAGGTGGCGCTCCAGTGTTTAATTCGGCGGCAGCGGATTATCAAGATTTTGAATTACCATTATCAGATGAGCCTGCAATTGTAGCTAAAATTTGTCAATACATAGGTATTGAGATTAGAGAAGCAGATGTTTATCAATTTGGTCAAGCAGAAATAGCAGAAGATAATCAAACACAAGGATAAGATATGGCATATATAAATGATTACGCATATTACGCAAACTCAGGAATTGTTCCTGAATCAAAAAATTGGGGATCTTACCAATATGTTTCTTTGAATGATATAGTTAATAATTTTATATTAATGTATCAAGGGAATAATTCTCTTATTAATAACATTGAAAGATATCAAGTATTGTTTCATGCAAAAAGAGGTATTCAAGAATTGAATTACGATGCAATGAAAGAGATTAAGATATTGCAAATGGATTTAGGTGAAGAGTTAAAATTTATTCTTCCACATGACTATGTGAATTGGGTAAGAATATCTCAATTTGTAAATGGAGTTTTATTACCATTAACAGAAAACATTCAAACAGGCTGGGCTTCTACTTATTTACAAGATAATGATGGTAAGATTATATACGATCAAGATGGTAATGTTTTAAAACCACAAGATTCTCCATTAGACTTATCATTTAGAAGTGGAGCAACAAGCATATACTTAAACGCGGACAGTCCTTATGACGGTCAAGAAGGTTATAATGTGGATGGGTGCTGGTATTTTGATTTTGCAATAGGTAGCAGGTTTGGGTTAAATACTGAAACCGCAAATAATAACCAAACTTTTTCTATCGACAAACAAAGAGGAGTTATAAATTTTAGTTCAGCAAAATCTGGGATGTCTATAGTTTTGGAATATGTATCGGACGGAATGGAAAGAGGGGTAGATGCTGATATTAGTATCAACAAGCTTTTTGAAGAATTTATATACGCATATATTAAGTATTCTATTTTAAACAGTAAATTAGGCGTTCAAGAATATATAGTTAATAGAGCTAGAAAAGACAAGTCTTCTTTATTAAGAAACGCTAAAATAAGATTAAGTAATATTCACCCTGGAAGACTCTTGATGAACATGAGAGGAAAGGATAAATGGTTAAAGTAAAATGCCAATAGTAACTACAAATTTTATCGCTGGTCGAATGAACCAAAGCGTGGATGAAAGATTAGTTCCACCAGGCGAATATGTTTCAGCAACAAATGTAAGGCTAGGAGCAACCGAAACCACCGAAATAGGTGCGTTAGAAAACTCTAAAGGAAACACAAAGCTAACCACTCTTCAATACAATAACGGAACTTTGCTTGCAGCAGACGCTTTATGTATAGGAGCTTTTGATGATGGAGCTAATGAAACCATGTATTGGTTTGTGGCTTCAGACGCAGTGGATATGATTGTGTCGTATGAAGTTAAAACCACGCTAGTAAACTATCATGTAGTTGATACTGGTAATGTTTTAAATTTTGATTCTAAATATTTAATAACAGGTGTAAACAAAATAGGAGACTTATTGTTTTTTACTGATGATAAAAATCCTCCTAGAAAAATTAATATTACAAGGTCATATCAAAATGTTACGGCAGCTGACTTAAATGTTATAGTTCAACCACCGCTTGCAGCGCCTACTATTAGTTTATTTACACAAGCTACTGAAGCAAATTTTATGGAAACTAGAATGATATCTTTTGCTTATAGGTATCAATACCAGGATGAAGAGTATAGTGCGTTATCTCAGTTTACAGATATTGCTTTTGCACCAGGTGTCTTTGCTTACGATCCAGCTACCAACCTTAATAAGGGAATGATAAATATTTACAACGCTGTAAATATTGGATTTAATACTGGTAATTCAAATGTAATTGGAGTAGATTTAGTTTTTAAGTTTGCCAACAGCAATATAATTAATGTAATAGAAAAATTTAAAAAAGCCGATTTTGGTTGGCCAGATAACTCAACTCAAACTCAAGTATTTACAAACAGTAAAATATATACCACTTTACCAGAAAGTGAGTTATTAAGATTATACGATAATGTACCGTTGATTGCGAAAGCACAAACCATTATGGCTAACAGACTTATATATGGTAATTATGAAGACGGAAGAGATGTGGTTGATAGTGATGGTGTTAATTGTAGAATGAATTATGTTGCTAATTTAAATACTGAAGAAATACAAACATCAGACATTGGGACATCGTTAGGAAGTGGATTAGATTACACGATTGATACCACACAAACAGTAGCCAACTCTACTTTAATTTTAGATTTAGCGGGTGTTAGCACTACTTTAAAATCAGGTGCTGTTTTTGCAGCTTCTATTTCATATCAAAAAGATAGGTATACTGGTAACGATGGAACGGTTACAGGTAGTCAAGGATCAACTGTAATAGACTTTATATACACATTACCTCAAGATTTTTCATCAGTTCAAGAATTAGCTACTAGCGACTCTTTTAAATCAGCTATACTAACAGGTTTTCAAACAGTTGGAAATTGCGCTACAGGAACAACTTTAACAGATTCTTTTAATTGTTCGGTTGAAAACCCTGCTGAAGGAGATCCAGATATAACATGGCAAAAAGATGAGTCAGGAATTACAGGGTTAAATCAAGGTATTTTAATATCATCAGGCCCTGGAAGTAATGTTATTACACTACAGCTTCCAGCAATGAGATTTTCTGACATAGAAGGAACAGCGCCTACCCCACCTTACCTGTACGCATACTATAAAATTATTAGCTCTAACGCAACTTTTATAGTAAATTCTAGTATACAAAGTTTACATAGTAACAGAAACTACGAAGTGGGTATAGTGTATATGGATGAATACCTAAGAAGTACTACAGCTTTAGTGTCACAAGGTGTTGACCCTACAGTTTTTGTTCCCGCTAGTAATTCAACATTACAAAATAAAATTAAAGTTACTATTCCTACATTTCAAAATCCTCCTGCATGGGCTACAAAATATAAATTTGTTGTTAAAAAAGCTGAAGGGCCTTACGAAACTATTTATAGTAATTTTTATTATTCTGATTCAACAGACAATTCTATTTATTTTAAGCTAGAAGGTCAAAACCAAAATAAAGTTAAAACAGGAGATATATTAAGGATAAAGGCTGATAGTTCTGGTGCACTTGCTCAATTAGCAGTTGCAGAAGTGTTGGGGGTTGAGGCTAAAGAACAAAATTTTTTAACACCTTCAGCAAACGTAAGAAGTAGCGATAATAGTGTAGAGGCGTACATAGCTGAATTACCAGGGTTGTATATGCAAATGAAACCTACTTCGTTTTCGGTAGACACATCAGATGACACAACTTTTTTTGATAGCGGACGAAGAGTTACTTGCAGAAAAAATAGTGAGGGATTTCCTGGGATTCAACTTCCTTGTTTTAAAACATCAGCTGATGGACAAACAAAAACTAATTTAGCAATTCCTGTAGGGAGTATTGTTAATTTTAATATTGAATTAACTAGAATAGGTCAAAATGGTGTAAATAGAAAATGTGGAAAAATATTTTACATATACGACAAGACTTTTCAAGCTAGTCAAGATTATAATAATATGTTTGATTTTGTCAATGGTGAAAATATAGATTTTAAAGGTGGTACGTTTACTAATTTTGATGATGGAGGTGACCCAACTATTGATTATATAAATACTATAGGAAGCCAAAACCCATCTAGTATTAGAGGAATTCATCAATTTCAGTTTATTACAAGCGATGGTCAAACACCAGGTAATACTAATGAATTACAGCTAGTTGTTATTAGCGGGGTATCAGGATGTTTTGGACAAAAAAATTCGTGTGCAGATGGAAGGATTACAGTTCAAATCGCAGACTCACTAATGATTTTTGAAACCACTCCAATTGACATTGATAATGATATATACTATGAAAATGATACTTGTTATGACATAACAAATAATCGACATATGTCAGGTTCTTCAGCAACTGACCAAAATCAAACTGACGTATTACCAGCTATTGTAAACTTAGGGTTTTTTGATTGCTATGCTTTTGGTAATGGAGTTGAAAGCTTTAAAATTAAAGATTCATTAGTTGGTCAATCTTTTGATTTAGGGCAAAGAGTAACATCTGTGTCATCACAAGATTTTAAAAAAGCTGACAGGTTTGCTGGGTTAACATACAGTGGCACATATAATGAAGAAACTAATATAAATAAACTTAACGAGTTTAATTTAGGGTTAGTTAATTTTAAAGATTTAGAAGTAAGCTACGGTGATATAGAAATCTTACACGGAAGAGAAACAGATGTTCTTGTTTTGCAAGAAGATAAGATATCGTATGTGCTAGCTGGCAAAAACTTATTATCAAGCGCAGCAGCGGGAGGAGCAATAACTAATACAGCAGAAGTTTTAGGAACACAGATAGCTAGAGTAGAAGAGTTTGGGATTAGTAATAATCCAGAAAGTTTTGTGACTTATGGTTTTGATAAATACTTTACAGATTCAAAAAGAAATGTAGTGTTAAAATTAAGTGGATCTGGGCAACAAGAAAGTTTAGAAGTAATTTCCGAAATAGGAATGAGATCGTTCTTTAGGGATATGTTTACGACTGGATTTCAAACACAAAAGCTAGGAGGTTTTGATCCTTATATGAATGAGTTTGTGTTGTCAAGCAATTCATTAGCTATACCTGTTGCAGTAGTGCCTATTAGTTGTGGTGCGACTATATCAAGACAAAATGTTACAGACGCATCGTCTTACACACTTTCTTTAGGTAATGCTCAGGGTTCTGTTGTGTTTAATTTTGACGTTACAGGAACGGTAAATTTACAAGTGGTTTATAATAGTGTTTCTGTTATTAATCAATCTATAACAGGCTATAGTTCTGTTAATTTTATTAAAAGTTCTTCTACACCAACTACAGCTACGGTAACAATTACACCTACAGGTACAGCATCGTTTGACATTACACCTCAGTGTCCTCAAACATCAGAGTTAAGGATTGTTCAAATAACCTTAGGTTCACCATCAGATGATAATAAGTTTATTCATAACGAATACTATTGGTCAGAAGGTTCTACTAGTAGCCCAGTATCAAGTGAATTAATTAATTTTATAACAGACACTACAACTCCAGTAGAAAGTTGGATTCAAAATATAGGGCAATCTTCTTTAGGGGTTTTTCCACCAAGTGGAGCTACTGTTAAAATGCAGTCAAATAAAAAAGATTTTGATGATTTTGTTTTTGACCCTGCGGTAGATAAATTTAAATATTTAGTAACAGCTGTGGGTTACGTTGAGTCACAATGGGCAACTATTGATGCAGCTGCTACCACAGCCACACCGATTGTAAATCCATCAACTGGCGTGTATGAAGCTTCTTTTACTTACACTAACACAGTGCCTGTAGCATTTCTTTATTTAATATGGGATTATAGAAACCCAACAAGTATAAGTTTAAGGTACGGAGCATCTGCTGATATTGCGTGTTGTTCTGGCCCATCTGCTACATACTTTTTAGATACATCTGATTTCGCAACCGCAACAGCTGTATTTTCAGATTCAACATTACATACTAAAGCAGGTGATCAATATTATCAAATAGGTAATACTGTAAGAAGACAGTTAAATGGCGTGTTAGAATTAGCCACTTCTTGTGGCCCTTGTGGCACTACAATTCCATTGTGCTTTGGTAGTTCGGCAGATGATGTGTGTTGTACGGCGTGTACATATTCCTCTTATAGTTCTTCTTTAATGTCTACTACAAGATCAGGTGCATGTGGGTTGTCTCAAACGGCAACATATTATCATAACGGATCTGGAACAACTCCAGTAGTAAATAATTTTGTTTTCTCTGACGATAAAGGAACTACAAAATTAGGTGTAGGATATTATTCTTTAAGTGCAACTTCAGTAATTTATGTTAACTCTAGCGGAATGGTAGAAAATTTATTAACTTGTTAAAATTATGGCAACTGACAATACATTTTATATAGACGCTACAACTTTTGCAAATGCTACGGCTGTTTATACAGACCAGGCTTTGACAGTAAAAGCAGCTGATGGTTTTTATCAAGCGCCAATTGAAGGAGTTGTAACGTATAGAGAACAAAGCGGAGGTACTTTAGGTACAGCTGCAAACTGTACATGCGCTGTTAGTCAAGTTTTAGATTTTAATACTTCACCTACTAATTTATGTTGTGTAAGCCAAACAGGAGTTACATATTTTATTGACCAAGGAACTACGTTTGATACAACAACAGGGCTATATACAGACGCAACAGCACAAACTCCTGCACCTGACAATACATATCAGGTTAACGGAACAACAACTTACAGAGTACAAAGTGGAGGAAGTTTAGGTGCGGTTACAGCTTGTGCTACATGCCCTGTATCATGTGGCGCTATATCTATACCTCAAGGAGCACAAGGATCTTATAGTTTAAACGTAACCTTAGGAACAGACGTAGGTTCGGTAGTTGTTTATTTTAACCCAGCTTCCGTGCCAGATGGTGTTAGAGGAGTTTACGATAGTACGAGTTACAATGCGTTAGCAAGCCCTACTAATGGATATATAAAATCGACCAGTGGAGTAGCCGATGCGTTTACAATTATAGGCAATGCATCTGACGCATGTCTTCCATCAACACCAAACACTACAACATATAATTACTATGACTCAATCGCTAATAACGCTTGGGTACAAAACGGGACAGAATCAGTAACTATAAATACAGGAGATGTTCAAGGAGGAAGTATAAGTGAATATAGCTCTTTAGTAATACCTAAACCAAATGCCAATCCACAAACTATGGATTTAAAAGCTCTAGGCCCTTGCTCTGGAACAGTATTTGGGTTAGAAATTGTTTGTCCAGCTAGTCTTCCATCTTGGTCGACAAGTACAATTGCACAAAACGGTACTGCTAATTCAGCATGTGCAGGTTCTGGTGCAACTGCATATTTTGTAAAACAATATACAGATAGAAATGATGCTAGTGTGGTATTGCCAATAGTTCATAACTGGGTATTCTCAGACAGTACAGGCGCTACAGTATTGCCTAATGGGTTTTACAAGATAACTGCAACTACTGTAGCTCAAGTAGCTAATGGTGTTGTTACAGCTATCACAGCTTGTTCAGGCGGAAATGTATCATTTTCTAGTTCTGGGGTTCAATCTACTGTTGTTGCGGCATGTGTTGATACAGTAGATGAAACTTATTTCCATAATGGATCAGGTGGTACAGGATCTCTACCTTCAGCTGGTAATACAGCGTGGTCGGATAACGGAACTACAGTATTACCTAACGGTATATATAAACTTAACGGAACGTCATATTATGAAATTACAAGTGGTAATGGAACTGTAGCAGGCCCGTATAGTTTTGCTTTAGGTGTAGCGTGGACAAGTAGCGTTTCAGCTGCGAGTGTAAATGCTGCATGTGCTTTATCAACCAGTACTACTTTTTATCATAATGGAGGTTCGGGTGTTAATCCTGTGGTTAGTAACACTTGTTATACAGACGCTTGTAAAAGCACAACACTACCAGATGGCTTTTATAAAACATCAAACAGTACAGTTGTAACAATTTCTGGTGGATCTGGAAATGTATCAGCAGTAACAACTTGTGTAACTTATTATTCTTTTGCAGTACACCAAGTAGCTAATCCTACACTAGCTTGTAGTTATAGTGGTACATTAGACGAAACTATTTATACTACAATAGGAACAGGCCCTGCACCTGGCGTTATAATTTATAGTGACCAGTCGGGTACAGCCGTATCTTCAGGAGTTTATGTTTATCAAGTGGTTGGAACAAATGCGTACTTTGCTACGTTAGGCACTGGTGCTGTAGATAGTAACGGAGTACAGAGTTGCCCTTAAATAAATAATTATGTCAGTAACAACATTAACATACAGTAACGATAAAAGAACACCAGGGTGGCCTTCTTTTTATTCATATATTCCCGACTACATGAAAGGTTTAAATGGATTTTTTTATACTTTTAAAAACGGAGAACTTTACAGGCACAATACTAATGAAACTAGAAACAATTATTATAACGTACAATATAGTTCAAGTATAAAAAGTGTATTCAACCCTGAACCTACTCTAGCAATTAAATTATTTAAAACCATGTCTTACGAAAGTGATGACAAGTGGTCAGTAACATTAACAACAGACTTAAATGCAGGTTCAATGTTAGGAACATACTTTGAGCAAAAAGAGGGAGAGTGGTTTACATATATTAGAAGTAATTCAGGAGCAGTAAATTGGAAGCTTAGATCCGCTCAAGGTATTGGAGTTGCTTCTGCTGTATCAGGCCCAACCTCTGCGCGAGAAATTAAATTTACAGAGCCTATTGGTAATATAGTAAATATAGGGGATATTGTGTATGTATCAACAAATAACGCAGGGGTGTACACAACACCAGTGTTAGCGTCTGCAATTGTATCTAAAACAAGCAATAGCATTACTATTGATGTTTCACAGAACCCACCACCTGTACCACCATTAGCAAATCCTCAAGCTGGCGATGCTATATTAGCTTATAAAGATAGTGTTGCGGAGTCAAATGGAGCAAGAGGATATTACATGGAATTTAATATGACTAACGACAGTACCTCAGCAGTTGAGCTGTTTTCTGTAGGTAGTAGTGTGATGAAAAGTTATCCTTAGAATTTCTTATCTTTGTTCATATTTGATAAAATGGAAGTATTAGACTCTAGTGTTGGGCAAGAAGTTTTAAAAAGTATTCCGTTGATTAGAGGAATGATGTGGGAAAAGATTGAAACTTTTAAAAATCAAATAGAACAACTGGAAGGGTGTCTTACACACAAGCCTGGTGAAATACAATCAGACAAATTGAAAGATACATTTCCTATAAAACAACATATAGAAGGAGGAATGTATACAAGGGAAATATTTATGCCTAAAGGAAGTTTAGTTATAAGTATGATACATAAACAAAACCATCCTTC